CAAAGTATTTACAATATGTAGAAAGACATTACCTGCATTAAAAGGTACTGCATATAGAGATGTAATTTCTATCCTTAAAGAGTTAGAATTATACAATGAAGCCAATCATAATAAGTCTGAACTATCATATACTTTGAACGGTAACTTAATAGAATTTATTTCAGTGGATCAGCCAGTCAAAATACGTGGAAGGAAACGCCACTATCTATGGTGTAACGAGGCAAACGAATTTAATTATGAAGATTGGCAACAGCTTATATTAAGAACTACAGAAAAGATATATTTAGACTATAATCCATCTGATCCTTATTCTTGGATATATGAAAAGGTAATTACTAGAGATGATTGCACATTTTTAAAGTCAACATATTTAGCTAATCCATTTTTAGATAAAGACACAATAGCAGAGATAGAAAGACTAAAAGACCTTGACCCAGAGTATTGGCGTGTTTATGGTATGGGTGAAATTGGTAGTATTAGTACACAGATATTTAGGCAATTTAATTTAGTAGATGATGTGCAAGGAAAACTTATTGGATTCGGACTCGATTTCGGATTTACTAATAGTCCTACTGCATTAGTAGAAGTAAGGCAATTAGATGATAGTTTATATATTAGAGAATTGCTATATGAAAAAAGATTGACTAATACTGACCTTGCTAATAAAATGAAAGAACTTGGCATAGATAGGACCACAGAAATAATAGGCGATTCAGCAGAACCTAAATCAATAGAAGAAATATATAGACAAGGGTTTAATATAAAACCTGCTAAAAAAGGTGCAGGAATACATTTAGGCATAGATATAATGCGTAGATATAAGCTAAACATTACAAAAGATAGTCTTAACGCTATTAAAGAATTTAGAAGCTACAAATGGGCGACAGATAAAAATGGTGATGTATTAAATACGCCTGTTAAAGTAAATGACCACTTAGTAGATGCGGTGCGTTATCTATGCTTAAATAAACTAAGTATTAACCATAGCGGTAAATACTATATATTGTAAAAAAACAAATAATCATAATTTATATTTATTAGTAATGAAGGAAGTTAAATTAATAATACCTGATAATTGGGCAGATATAACAATAGGAACGTATCAAAAGTATTTAAAAATACAAGAAGGAAAAGGAAGTGACAAAAACAAAGTAATTAAGAGCATAGCGTTATTATGTAATACTACACCATTTGTAGTCAAGAAAATGCCTTACAAGGACTTATTAGAAATAATGGACATAATAAAAAAGATGATTGATACTGAACCTAAGAAAGAAGATTTTAGAAAGATATTTACATTTAACAAAGAAGAATATGGATTCTGTCCTAATTTAAGTAATATTACGACAGGTGAATATATTGATTTAGAAAGCTATTGTAAAGAACCTATAGTGAATTTACATATTATAATGTCAATACTGTATAGAAAAATTACATTTAAAAGAAACGAAAGATATGCCATAGAAGAATACAATCCTGACGAGTTTAAGGAAGAACTATTTAAAGATTGTCCTATGGATATAGCGTTAAATTGTTTAGGTTTTTTTTTGACTTTAGGCGAACAATTAGCCAGGACTTCGCACAGTTATTTAGTAGCACAGGAAAAGAAACTACAAAGGGGATAACAATGCAGTCTAAATGGGGTTGGTACAATGTATTATATTCCTTAGCTAATAACAATATATTAAACATAGAAAAGATAACAAGATTACCAATTTTAGAGGTGCTGACGTATTTGTCATTTTCTCAAGATTACAATAATAAACAACGTAGTAACTATGATAACTTTTAGAAACGTAGTAGGATATTTAGAAACAATAGCAGAAAAGCATTATATGATCAATTCTTTTCATAGTGGTTTCTTAGATGAAGTAGATATTAATAAACTTGGTGCTACAGATTATGTCATACTCTATGCAGAACCAGGAACGGCAGTAATTGACAAAGGTGTATTGACATATAATTTTACAATTTATGTACTAGATATGATTAATGATGAAGTAGGCGATGCACCTAATAAAGAAAGATTAGGTAGGTTAGATACATTAAGCGAGAATCTACAAATTATGCAAGATGTTATTAATGAATTTCAGCACAGTTTGTATTCTACATCGTGGGTAGATGGTGAAGTACTTTTAAACTTACCAATCAATGCAGAACCTTTTACCGCACGTTTTGATAACCTTCTTTCTGGTTGGTCCTCTACGATAAGTATGCAAGTAAATAATAAGAACAATCTTTGTATTGTACCAATAGCACTTAATAGTTAATGGAATTAGATAACACCATACAAGAAATGCAGTTGCTTGGTAATAATGTAGTCAAGGAAGGTAAGTCTATTCTTAAAAGAAAGAATAAGACTACTAGAGCAAACACGCTACATAATGAATTTGATTATTTAGTTACGTCTAATAATACAAGCGTTACACTTACTTTTGATTTTGGCAAGGCATCAGACTATTGGATGTTTGTAGATGAAGGTGTTAAAGGTTCAGGTGGTTTTAAAGGTTCAGGAAGAATGAGAGGACAAGGAAGTCCATTTAGGTTTAGAAAAAAAAACATAGCAAAAGGTGTAGTAGAAAAATGGATAGCTAACAAACCATTAAAACTAAGAGGTGCTGATGGCAAGTTTATGGCTAAAACAAAAAACAATATAAAGAGTGCTGCTTTTTTAATTGGTAGAGCAATAGCACAAAGGGGATTAGAAAGAACACAATTTTTTACTAAACCATTTACAGAAGAATTAAACAAACAGTCAGATGCTATATTAGATGCGTTTGGAAATGATTTAGAAAAACAATTAGATTTAATAATAGGAAATTAAAAAATTATGACATTATCATTTATACAAGAACCTGTAAACACCGCAGACAAAGTACCTGTAATAACAAATTGGAATCCTGTTATTGGTTATATGCTTTACGAAGAAACAATATCAGGTTTGTTTTATTACAAATTAGTTTTAGAAGTATATTCAGAATTAGGCACAACTTCAACAATGTTAGTAGCTAAAATAAGGCAACGAAGAAATGGCTTTCCTGCTGATAATAATGGTGCGACACAAAGAGCAAGAGCATTTTTTGATTTAAGAAGTATTGTAAATACTTTATTAATAGATACTGTAAATGACCAAAATACTGCATCTGCACCATATAAGTCAATTCATTTTGTAGGTTTAAATACTGCTGCAAAAATATATAGTCACAATGGTGATAATTCACAATTCTATGGCGATAATACAACGACTAAAACACAAATAATAGGTGTAAGGGTAAAAGGTTATCAAAACTATTCTAATAGTGCTAATACGTCACCTACTGATGATGAAACAGGTGCGGTAACAGATGATCTATATTATATGGCAGCATCGCTACCTTTAGAAACTGCAAGGGATTCTGATTTAGACTACATACAAGGAACAGCTTTTCAGCCATATCAAGCAGGTAATGTAAGTGATTTATTTTTAAGTGATTGCGAAGCTACTACAGATGAAAACTTTTCCAACGTAATTAGAAACTATGTTCACGAAGATGATTACCATACTATTGCATTTTTAAATGATGCAACTTTATTTGAATCTGACATAGATTGGATTGGTGTAAGGTATTATGATTCTTCTGGTGTAGCAATAGGTAACGCACAATACATAGCCAATACCAACGCTAATGGTGGTGCAATACCTGATTCAGAAGTTAATACTAATCCTGAAAGGTTATTGTATTTTGGTTGCGGACCTAAAAACTTACAATCTTCTACAGTTAATGCTTTTAGTAGTGCAGGTACAGTTTCAGGTGGTGCTAAACCTTCTAACTTTTCAGGTTGGTCATATTATACAATAGCAGGATATAATGGCAGCTTTAGTCTTATGACTACATTGTATTATTTCTGTAATCAATCAAGTAGTTGTAAAGGTTATAAAGTTAGAAGATTAGCGTGGCGTAATAGTTTAGGTTGCTATGACTATTTTAATTTCAATAAGAAATCTAGTCAAACAGTAAAAGTAGAACGTAATACATACTCTACATTATTGGGTAATTATAGTGATGCAAAATATACATACGAAAATTGGGGTAGAGGAAAAAATACAAGACAAACTACGGCAATGTTAGAAGAAACATTAAACACAGATTGGATTACAGAACAAGATGCAAACCTTTTAGAAAATTTAATAAAGTCTACAAATGTAAATATTATTAAAAACATTGACACAGAATTTCTTGTACCTGTAATGATTACTGATAGCACATTTGCAAGAAAGACACAAGCTAATGATGGAATAAAAATTCAATATACTATTAAAATTCAATACGCTAATCCACTTAATACTAATTCATAATGAGCAAAGTACGTTTAGTAGCATATAGAAAAAAACAAGATTCAGACCAATTTGATGCGACATTTGAACTAGATTTACAAGAGGCACCAAATGTTTCTTTAAATTTTCAATTTGCAGATATTAAAGAACCTGAAAAAAGGAAAGCTAATTACAGTCAAACTTTTAAGCTGCCATTTACAAAAGCTAATAATGAGTTTTTTCAAAATTGGTATGAAGTAAATTTAGAGTCTTTAATTTTTGACACAAGAAAGAAATTTAACGCTACATTATACGTTGGGTCTGTACCTCAATTTGAGGGTTTTATGCAATTAAAAGCAATATACCAAAAAGGCGGATACTATGAAATAGTATTAATGTCTAGTGCTGCTGATCTTTTTAGTGTAATAGGTAATACATTATTGCGTGATGTTTTTAAAAATGCTGATGGAACTTATGATGACGAATTAAACCATACTTATAATTATAATGCCTTAACTTATTCTTGGTATGGCAATAATAATAACTTTGTAAATACACAAGGCGATACTTTAAGAGATGTAGATTCAGGCGTTAATAAAGTAATGTACCCTATGTCAATAACTGTGCCTGAATTTTATTATGGTCCTGATGGTCAATACTTAAAAATGACTGATGCAGATTTAGATGCTTTTTTAGATAATGTAGAAACAAATTTAGATAATGGTGTAACACCACCAATGTACCAATCTGTACCTATTACACAATTTAGACCTGCAATACAATTAAAATACTTATTAGAAAGGATATTTGCAAACGCAGGTTTTAGCTACACTTCTACATTTATTGATAAAGCTGCTGCTGATGGTGGTTATTTCTGTAAGTTATTTATGACTACTTGCAATCATATTAAGAATCCCGCACCTGTAACAATAGCGACGGCAGGACAACAAACAGGCGCAATGATTGTTGGGCATAGTCAACAAAATTGGTTTGAACGTGTTTATGGCATAGACGATCAAATTGGTGATTGTGTAAATGATCCTGATGCTGCAAATGCAAATCCTTTAGCTGCTAATGTTGGTACAGGTTGGGTAGACATACCTGCTGATACTGTAACGCCTACAACAGGTTTTACTGTGCCTTATGATGGGTTTAATTTATGGAATGAAAATATAAATACTTTTAGGAAAGTAGACCATAATCAAATGGCAATAAGAGTACGTTTTATTTGTGAAACAAGAAACTTAGTAAATACTACTTACAATAATAATTTAAGTAATTGTTTATACGTTGGACAGGAAGCTGATAGTGAAGGTGCAGAGTCTATATTATTTGAACTACAAAGAGATAATGGAGATGGTTATACTTCGCAATGGTATCCCTTTGAAGCAGTTACAGGTTTAAATGCAGATTCAAGGTTTTTTGAAATAGATATGGAAATGGACATATCAGATGTACCATTAAATTCAATGATATCTTTGCAGGTAAGAGCAAGATATTATAAACAATTTTCTATAAGTGCAGCAGAAAGTTACATTAGATTTGGTGCAAAAAGGTGTTTAGATTTTGACGAAGGAACTACAAATTGTTCCACCGCCAATTTTATATATGCAGGTTTATATAGTGAAATTTCTGCATCTTGGACAGGGTATGAAAGTAATGTTTATGACCAAGTAGTAAATGTACCTTTTTGTATTGATGATAAACTAAAACAAAAAGACTTTTTAAAAGACATTATACAAAGGTTTAATTTAGTAGTTATTCCTGATCCTGACGACCAAACTAATTTGCTTATTGAAACTTATGATGACTTTTTAGCAGCAGGTAATTTTAAATTTTGGACTGATAAATTAGACCTTGACAAAGAAATTATTATTAAAGATACTACTTCAATGCAGAAAAGCGAATTAGTTTATACTGATTTAGAAGATAAGGATTTAATGAATAAAGCAGTATCAGAAAATTATCCAAGTCCTACTGCTGATGATGTGCAATTAGGTTTTAGTCCTTATGGTAATTTTACTAGAAGGGTATCTAATCAATGGGCATCGGGTGTAATGAAAAACAATCCTGTCTTTTCGCCATATATAAATCAAAAGGTCTTTGTAAGTAATGATACATCTACACCTGCACAATTAACTAATGTTGCAGTACAATATGAATTTTCTTATAAACAAGGTGATACAGGATTAGAAAATGAATTAGATACTACGCAGCCAAAATTGTTTTATTACAATGGTTTACCTACACCAATTATGCAAGGTGCTTTTGATACAAGTGGTGGCGTAAGTACTGCTACTTCTATTTTTATGCACCAATGGACAGGAACAGATAATTTAGATCCTGAGGAACAGTTTGGAAGTTGGAACGCACACGAATTTACAGTCTATCCTTTATGCAGTCCTTATGAACTAGCACCTGATACTACTACAGGATATGCTGAAATAACAAGTTTAACGAATTCTTTATATTGGAATGTTAATCCGCCATTAGCACCTGAATTAGCAGTATTTAATTATAATACTGCAACAGTAGCTAATATAAATTGCTTGTATCAAACATATTGGAATAATTTTATAAATCAGATTTATAGTGATGATGCAAGGATAATGGAATGTTATTTGAATTTAAATGAAGTAGATATATTTAATTTTAAATTTAACGATCAAATTTTTATTAAAAATGCTTATTATAGAGTATTAAATATAAACAATTATCAAGTAGGAAGCCAGGCATCTACTAAAGTAACTTTATTAAAAGTCAATGATACATACTCTACAAGCTGCACAGAATGTGATTATGTCATAGGTGATTATAATGGTACTAATACGTTATGGAATATGTTTGTATGGTGTCCTGACACTAATCCTAATTGTAGCTTTAGCTTTCCTACAAGTATATTAACAAGTGAAGAATGTTGTACTTGTGCTATTGGTGGTGATAATTGGGTAGAAGTTCCTGGGTATAGCGGTTTAGGATTTTGCAAATTATCGTCAGGTAGTCCTTCTATATTAATTGAAAGTATTATGTCCTCTAAGTCATTTTTTGGAACAAATACAAAAAGTCTTATAGCAGGTAAAATAGCAGGTTTAAATAATCCAATGATAGTTGGAACAGATAACACAAAGTTTGGGCAGCCATTATTACCATATATGGGTAACGATATTGTAATTAAATATAATAGTCTAATAAAAGAATTACCTAAAATAAATGGCGAAAGTCATAAAATGGTATTAACAGGATTTACTATTGGTAACACTAGAGGGTTTGCAGTACCGAACGGAAACCATAAATCACAAGCATTTATATTACCTTCTGCAAGTAATGTAATGCTAAGACTAAAAGGAATATCTACAGTAATAAGTGGTAATAATGCTACATATCCAATAGGAACTACAGAATCTTTTGCATATTATACGGCGTTTAAAATGAAAGAACAATTAGGCACGGCAGGTGGTGTAAGAGAATTATCATTAACAGAAAGCGGCGTACCTGCTGCCTGTACTATGTATATTTCTGTAGTAGATGGTGCATTGTTTTTTGGTTTAGATGATAGCCAAACAGATACCAATAGAGTATGGCAAATATCGGTAGATATGGATATTAATTTAACACCTGATATTATTAATGGGTGGCGTGAGAATTGGGCGTTATTCCAAAATTACATACAAATACAATTTGAAAATGATAATTATTTAATATGGAATTAAAGAAATATATAGAAAGCGTGGCGAAGGTTGTAATACCTTCTGTCGATCATTTGCAGTTAGTAGAATACAAAGAAAAAGAATTAGACTTTGCTTATGGTATGGAACAATACCATACAAGTTTTAGAAGAATGTTAAAACAAATAATAAGAATCGTATGGCGATAGAGAAAAACATAAAAATAAATGTAGAAGCAGGAGATGCTATAGAAAAAGTTGATGAATTAAAACAGGGCGTACAAGAAACAAACCAAGCTGCTGCTGATTCTAAGTCTAGTTTTACTAAAATGAAAGGCGGTGTTAGTGCGGTTGGTTTAGCATTTAAAGCTATGGGTATTGGTTTAATTGTTGCTGCATTTGTTAAGCTAAAAGATATGTTAGGACAGAACCAGGTAGTGATGGACGGTTTAAGCGTAGCAACAGAAACCATAAATGCAGTATTTCAAAAGTTAGTAGACTTAGCTATTAAAGTAGGTGAAAAGATGACAGGTGCATTTACTGATCCTAAACAAGCTATAGCTGATCTTTGGGCAGCCATTAAACAAAACCTAGTAGACAAAATGAATGGTCTAATAGACACTTTTGGCGCTTTAGGTGGTGTTATTAAGGGTGTATTTACAAGGGATATGGATTTGCTTAAAGCAAGTTTAAGCGATGCTAAGACAGGTTTTATACAATTAGCAACAGGAATGACAGAAGTAGAGCAGAATGAATTTGTAGATAAACTTGTAAAAACTAAAAACGAATTAGTTAGTACTGTTAGCGAAGCTAATAAATATGCAAGAGCATTAGTATCATTAAGAAATGAAGTTAAGTTAGCAGAAGCAAGTCAAAGGCAATTACAATTAGCGTATCAAAAAGATGCTGAATTACAAAGGCAGATTAGAGATGATATAAGTTTAACATTTGAAGAACGTATTGCAGCTAATACAGAGCTAGGTAGAATTTTAGATGAACAATTTGCAGAAGAACAAGCGTTAGCACAGAAAAAAATTGATTTGGCACAAATGGAAGCAGATCAAAATAAAGGTAATATAGATCTTCAGGTTGCTTTAATAAATGCTAAAACAGAATTAATTGATTTAGAAGAAAGAATCACAGGTCAGCGTTCAGAACAATTAACAAACTTAAACGCTTTAGAACAAGAACAGGCAGATGAAGAACAGGCAAGGGTAGATGCTGAAAACCAAAGGTTAGCTGATGAACAGGCAGCTAGAGATAAAGAATTAGAAGATGCACAAGCACAAGCAGACGCATTAAAAGCAATAGAGGACCAAAAAGCAGCAGACTTATTAGCAATACAACAAGCAAGGGAAAATGCAAGTAGAGCTATGATAGTTAGTTCAGGACAAGATATATTAGCATCGGTAGCACAATTAGCAGGTGAAGGAACGGCAGCAGCAAAGGCAGCAGCATTAGCAGGAATACTAATTGATACTGCAAGAGGTATTTCAGGTGCTATTGCAGCAGGTGCAGGTATACCATTCCCTGCCAATTTAGGTGCTATCTTTTCAGGTGTTGCAACTGTATTAGCAGGTATTGCACAAGCGAAAGCAGTATTTGCTAAAGTACCTGGTGGTGGTGGTGGCGGTGGTGATGACAATGTTTCTATGCCTTCACCATCTGTTGCTGCATCAGGTGGTATTGGTGGTGGTGATTTAATTCCTAATATGGCAGGTATTGAACCAGAAGGCGGTGGTGGTGACACTACAGTACAAGCGTATGTTGTAGAAAATGACATAAGTAGTAGTCAAGCGTTACAACAAGAATTAGATACACAAGCTACATTGTAAACAAAAAACAAACTTTTATATTTATTAGTGTTATGGCAAAAAAGAAAAAACTTATAGAATTAATTATAGATGAAACTGCGGACCATTTCGGGGTTGATGCAATCAGCGTAGTTAAATTTCCTGCAATAGAAGAAAACTTTGTATTTTTCAATAATGACTTTTTAAGTCTAGCTAAAATAGATGAAGAAAAGAAACAGTTAATAGGTGCAATACTTATTCCTGATAAAAAGATACCAAGACTAGACAAAGAAACTAACGAAGAATACGATGTGTTTTTTACTAAAGAAACTATTAAACAAGCACAGAAGTTATTTATGGCTAGTTTAAACAACAATAATCACACGCTTGAGCATAAAGAGCCAATACAGGGCTTGACTGTCGTAGAGTCTTGGATTAAAGAAGATAAAAAATATGACAAATCTAATATGTATGGCTTTAAGAATTTGCCTGTTGGAACGTGGTTTGTACAAGTAAGTGCTGAAAATAATCCTGAAATTTGGGATTCTATAAAAAATAAAGAAGTTAGAGGGTTTAGTATTGAAGGATATTTCACAGACAAGCTAATAGAAGCATCAAAGGAAGTAGATATATTAGATGAGGTTTGCGAAGAATGTCCTGATGAAGTATTATTAGGTAAAATAAAAGATGTTATCTTACAAAACGAATTACAACCTGTAGGTGCTTTAGATGGTGAACCATTATTTAGAACTAAAGAGGAAGCTGAAATATATGCTGAAATGTTTAAAGGTTGCACAGGTTCACACCCTCATACAGTAGATGGTACAAAATTATTTATGCCTTGTGCTGACCATAGTTCCGCTACAATGAAAGAAGAATTATATACAAAATCAGGCAAAAAGAAAAGAAGGAGAAAATACAAAATGCTAGAATATGTTGCTTATGCAAAGCGTAAAGCTATGTTAAAGTATTCGTGGGACGAGTGTATGAGAGATCAAATAAAAGAATATGGCAACAAAGAAACTGCTGCAAAAGTCTGTGCAGCTATCAAAAATAGAACAGTAAAACGCTAAAAGAAGTAAACAATTTAACCACCTTTATATTTATTAATGTTATGGGAACACTAGAAAAAATTTTAAATCTTATAAAAATGAAAAACGAAGCTAAATCTTATAGCGTAAAAATGTACGCTGAAATGAAATTAGATGATGGTCGTACTATTGCTACAGAAGATGAGCAATTTATGATCGGATCTAAAGTATTTGCTGTTGGTGACGATGGCGAAGCAGAAGCATTATCCGCAGGAAACTATAAAATGGAAAATGGCAATGAAATGACAATAGGTGATTCATCTGAAATTCTTGATTTAGGCGAAGAAAAGGAAGCAGAAGATGTTGAAGCATCAGAAGAAGAAATGTCAGAAGAAACAAAAGAAGAAATGGAACACGAACCAGGACACGATGAAGCTGATGTTGCTGATTGGGAAGGTATGGAAAAGAGAATTAAAAATCTTGAAGATGCTGTAGCTGATCTAAAAGCTGACAAAGTAGAAGCATCTGCTGAATTATCAGAAGAAGTTGAAGAAGAAAAGACAGAAATGTCTAGTGAAGTGATTGGTGAACTTATGACACAAATAGAAGAATTAAAAAATAAAATAGTAGAATTAAGTGGCGAACCTGCTACGGAAGGTATTAATTACAATCCTGAAGGAACACATTTTAGTTCAACTGTTAATTTAAAGAAACTGTCAACTAAAGAACGGGCAGCATATTACATTAATAATAAATAAATAATTTTAAAAATGGCAAATAATCAATATAATTTAAGTAAAGAGTATCAGTTTGATATAACCGTAACTGATAACACCTATGCAGGTAAATTAGCATTGCCTTATGTGACTGCTGCAGTTAAAAGTCCTGACACAGTTGCAAAAGGATATGTTAGACAAATAGACGGTTTAAATAGAAAAGCAGTAATATCAAACTTAGGTTTTGCTGCAGGGGGTGTTGTAAAAGCAGCTTCTTGCAATTTCACATCAAGTAATGATACTTCATTGACTGAACAAGTCCTTACTTTGACTGATGTATGTGTTCAAGAGGAAATTTGTCGTGGCACAATTTTCCCTACTTGGATTGGCGAAAATATGGATAGAAACGGAAACTTACCAGGCACATTTGCAGACTTTTTATTAGCTTCTGTTGCTGCACAAGCAGGACAGCAAATAGAAAATGCTTTATGGGTTGCAGATGCTACAGGTATTTTTGGAACAGGTTTCTTATCAAATGATGGTGTATTTGACCAAGCAGGTTTAGATGCTTCTGCATTAAAAGATTTTACACAAGCTACTATTGCAGGTGGTGCAGGTGTTTCTGCAACTAACGCTATTGCAGCATTTGGAAAAGTTTACGATTCAGCAGTTGCAAATGTATCAGGTATATTATCTAAACCAGGTGTTGGATTCTACTGTAATCATAAAACATACGGATTCTATATTCAGCAATTAGCAGGTATGGGTGCATTTACATCGCATCAAGGTATTAACAATTTAGGTCCTGACCAAGCATTTGAAAGTGCTACATATTTAGGTTACCCAATTTATGTATGTCCAGGTATGCCAGATGATGCTATTGTAATGACTTACAGAGATAACTTAGTATTTGGAACAAACCTTGCTACTGATTGGACAGAAGCACGTTTAATCCCTACATACGAATACGATGGTTCAGATAATGTAAGAGTAGTAATGAACTTTGCATTAGGAGTACAATGTGCAGTATCAACAGATGGTATTGTAGGTTCAGACTTCTAAAATGACTTTAAAATGGGCAGTTGCAATATACTGCCCTTTTATTAACCTTTAATAAATAAAAAGATATGGCTTGTGATATTACAAGAGGGCGAAAAATTGACTGCAAAAATAGTATAGGTGGCTTAAAAGCAATATTTATTGCTAAATCATATAGCAATAATGTATCTGCCGTAGCTACTATAAATACTACTGAAATGACTACTGCGGGTTTTGCTACTTGGTCTTGTTGCGGTGGTACTGTAGAAGTATTTAAATATGATTTAGTGCAGAATTTGTCAAGCGTGACAGTTAACATTAATTCTGATAATGCTAATGGTACTACATTTTTTGAGCAAACACTTAGTGTAACGCTTCAAAAGATTGACCACGATATGACTAATGAGTTAAGACTTATGGCATATTCACGATCACAGATATTTGTACAGGATTCTATGGATAATGTATTCTTATTAGGTATAGATGGTGGTTGCTACGTTACAGGCGGAACAGTAATTACGGGAACTGCAAAAGGCGATTTAAACGGATATACTATAGAATGGGGTGCAGAAGAAAAGAACGCTTTAATTCAGCTTCCTGCTAGTGCGGGTGCTGCTACTGCTAAATATCCATTTGACGGATTAGCTGATGAAGCTAACTTAACTATTACTGTAGGAACTTAATCGTTACTCAATTTAAAAGAAGAAAGGGGTTTTATTGCCCCTTTTTTTGTACACTAAAAAACAATAATGTTATATTTATATTTATAATAAAACACTATGGCTTGGAAACTTAAAAAAGAATGGGAAGGAAAATCTATTGATTCTTTAAATATACCATTAGATGACTTAACACAAAAGCAAATAGCAGGACTAAACGATTCTGTTAGAAGTGCTTTATTTGTAGAAGATAAACCTAAGAAGAAAAAGAAAGATGATTCAATTTAGTCAGCCTGTAGCACCTGAATTTAACGTAGTAAATAATAAAGTATATTTAGATGTATATGATAAATTTAATACTTCTTTAGCTGAGTATTCCCCGCTATGGGTTATAACAAGTCAATTTACAAAAAAAACGAAAGCGTGGGTGGTAAGCACGACCTGGACAAATAAAGAAAGGTATGTTGAAATGAACACAGTAACTACCTATGCACCTACAGAAGAAATAGGTAATAAGATAATACTAGGAACAACAGATTATCCTTTAGGGTTTTATGATGTAACAATATACCAAAATACATCTAATACCAATACAGATCCATCAGGACTTAACGTATTGTACACAGGAATAATGAATTTAACTACTACAGATAGCAAATTGCCTGTTCAGTATAGTGAATATACAACAAACGATTCTGATACAGAAAGCGTTTATATAACATTTTAATTATGAATTTAGACTTAATAAAATTATCACATTATAATATACCTCATTTAGTAGAAGATCCTAGAAACGAATGGATTAGTTTTGGTGAAGATAATTTATACCCTAATTACTTATTAGAATTATTTTTAGGTAGTGCTATAAATGGTGCATTAATTAAGTCTATTGGTGCAATGATATATGGTGAAGGGTTAGCAGCTACAAATGCTGATGAAAATACAGACACTAAAGAGTCTTATTTACGTTTAACGGAACTATTACATAATTCTGATGATGATGTATTAAAAGACCTAGCTATGGACTTAAAGCTATTTGGTGGGTGTTACGTTAATGTTATATGGTCAAGAGATAGAAGCAAGATTGCTAAAATGAAACATATACCTGCTCAATACATAAGGTCAGGTAAAATGATAGATGGCGAAATAAGGACATATTATTATAGTGCAGATTGGTCTAAATCAAAAAAAGGTGAATACAAGCCAAGACCTTACAGTGCATTTTCCACAGAAGACAGAAGCAACGCAAGTCAAATCTTAATGATTCGAGATAAGAACCCTGCTTTATTCTATGGATTTGCACCTGATTATGTTGCAGCTACAGATTGGATTCAAATGGAATTAGAAATAGCACAGTTTCATTTATCTAATATCACATCAGGAATGACACCAAGTATGCACGTTGGTTTCTCTAATGGCGTACCTACAGAAGAAGAAAGAAGAACAATAGAAAGACAACTAAATCAAAAATTTGCAGGTAGTGGTAATGCAGGTAAAATACTTATTACATTTAATGATGGTAAAGAAACTGCACCTGTCATTGAACCTATTCAAATGAATGATGCACAGAGTGCTTGGGAAGGTATGAGTAAACAGGCAGTAAATCAAATTCTGGCAGGGCATAGAGTTACATCACCAATACTATTTGGAATACGAGCAGAAGGTGGCGGATTAGGTAATAATGCAGATGAATTGCGTGATGCGTTTAGTTTATTTAACAATACTGTCGTTGTGCCATTCCAAAATACGCTTTTAAAAGGTTTAGAAAAGATATTTAGAGTTAATGATATAAACCTTGATTTATACTTTAAAACGCTTAAACCTGCTGATTTTATTGATTTAGAAGTTACTAAAACACAATCAGAAGAAGATCAAGAGAAAGAAGGTGTTACAAAAGAAGATATTGATGCTGATAATTTAAAACAAGAATTTAAAGACTTACAGGACATAGATACTAAACCTACAAAGGGAATGGTAGAAGAAGCTGAAAAGGGCTTAGAATGGCGTAGAGAATATAGCAGAGGTGGAACACAGGTTGCCGTTGCTAGAGCAACAAACATTAAAAATGGTGACAATCTTTCTTTTGACACAATTAAAAGAATGAATAGTTTTTTTGCAAGACACGAAGTTGATAAAAAAGCAGAAGGTTTTTACCCTGGTGAAGAAGGGTATCCTTCAGCAGGAAGAATTGCCTGGAGTTTATGGGGCGGTGATGCAGGACAATCTTGGGCAAAAAAAAAAGTTAAAGAAATAGAAGGTGTAAGAGATGACCTTAGTGATGATGAGTTTGATGAATTATTAGATAATTTACAAGGGGAACAAATAGATTTAGACAAGTGGGAAATTGTAGATGAACAAGATGAAGGTGCTATTGAAGATTATGAAGAATGGGCAGATGATTTAATTAGAAAAAAAGAAAACTTTGCAGATGAAATTAGAAGCAAAGAAGATTTGCCAAGTCAATTAGATAAATCATATTATAGGGTTAGGTTTAAGTATTATAGAAAAAATAAAAGAGCAAACCAAAAGGGAAATGGGTCTAGAAGATTCTGCCAAAATATGATGCGATTATCAAGTGCAGGTTTTGTTTATAGATTAGAAGATATAGACAAAGCTAGTAGAGAAGGTGTAAACAAGCAATTAGGACATAAGGGCAGACCTTATTCGCTTTGGAAATGGAAAGGCGGAAGGTGGTGCAAACATTCTTGGAGAACGATGCTTTACAGACTTAAAGAAGGAACAGAATTAAAAGAAGGACAAAGTTTAGATGATGACTATAAAAAAGTAGATAGCATACCTAAAAGCTATAAACCAAGACCAAGAGGAATAGATATTGCAGAAGGTGTAGCAAATGCAAAGAATGATTGGTATAAATATCCTGGAACAAAATAAAATAAACTATGGCGATACAACATACATTATACATATCAGCAACAAGATTAAAAAAAGATACTGCATTAGGTGGTTCAGTAGATGATAACCTTATTATGCCTTATATATTATTGGCACAGGATATGTACATTCTGCCAATACTAGGAACTGATTTAGATGCTAAATTAAAATCAGACATACAGGGTGGATCATTGTCAGGTGATTACAAAACACTTGTAGAAGATTACATACAAAAAGCATTAGTACAATTTGCCTTTGCAGAATTAGCACCATTTATGCGTTTACGTTTTGTAAATAACGCCATAGTAGTAATGGGTGCTACAGATCAATCAAGTAGTGCTAGTTATGAAGATATTGAACCTTTAATGAATAGAGCAAAAGATGCTGCAGAATTTTACAGACAAAGAACAATAGACTATTTATTAGACAAAGGTAGTGCAGCATTTCCTGAATATGCAAGTAACAATGATGCAGGAGAATTATCACCTACAACAAGAAACTATTATGCAGGAATGAATTTAGATATTAACGCACCAAGAAGCAATAAATTAAAG